CAAAACATCAGTATTGATAATATCAGAACAATTTTAACTAGATTAGGAGAAAATAGTAAAATTATTTTACTTGGTGATTTAAAACAAATAGACCAAAAAAATAGATATGATAGCGCATTGATGTTTTTAACACAATATTTTAAAAACATCGATAGAGTAGATGTAGTAGAATTTAGTCTTGATGATGTAGTTAGACATCCACTAATAAAACAAATAGAACCAATATTTGAACAATACCATACAACAAAACCTCAACAAAAAAATTATGAGGTAAAAACTAGTAAAATTAAAGAAACAAAACAAACTTGGTTTAAAAAATTATTTAATAATTTTTTTTAAATTTTTTATTTTTTACTTTACTTACACACTTTTAATTATTAGATTAGTGTTATATGAATATAGCGATAAGTTTAAACGAAGTGTTAAGAGATTTTATCGGTCAATTTTCTTATACATATAACAAGTATATTGGTGAAACTAATATTACTGAAAATGATGTTACAGATTTTGATTTATTAAACTTTTTTAAGTTTGATAATGTAGATAAACTAAATAGTTTTATGTATTTGGAAGCACCTCTTGAAATTTTTGGTCATGCTGACCAAGTATCCGATGGTTTAATGAATAAGTTTAATGAATTTATTAATGAAATTGATTTTGAAGGAGAACATCAAATAGAGCTTGTAAGTCGTGAAGTAAACAAAGCAATTCCATCAACTTTATTTTTTTTATCTAAAACTGGTTGTAGAGCAAAAAATATTCGTTTTGTTAGTAAACACGAAGATGAATGGGGTGGTGCTGATGTTTTAATTACAGCGAATCCAAAAGCTTTGGAAAATAAACCAGAAGGAAAGATTGGTGTTAAAGTTAAAACATCATACAATAAAGAAATTAAAAGCGATTACGAAATAGACTCAATATTAGATTTTATAAACGATGAAGAATTAAGAAAACAAATATTGAAACAAATAATAACAACAACTTACGAAGAAATTTAGAACATGATTGAATTTGGTGGTGTATTTTATTATATTAATGTAGATGCTTTAGATAAAGCTCTAGAACCAAAAGGTTATAAACCTACAGACAAAATTGAAACAACATATTTAAAAACTTACTATAATGAAGAAGGTCAAGTTATAAGTAAAGAAGAAACAATCGAATTGACAACAAGAGGTAAAGAAATAGATGGTCCTAAATATGAAGTTTTTAAATTAATGATTGACACACTTTTAGATTTTATTGATGATGATGAAGAAGACATCACATTAGGTTCCGAAAGAGCACTATCCAAAAAACCATTATCATATCAATTAGCCTTTAATACCTTATATAATTATGGTATTTTAAAAGAAAAGGAATAACATAACATAAAAAAATTACTAAAATGCAAGTTAACAAACAACAATTTGAAGAACAAATTCAACAAGGTAAAAAGACAGTTGAAAAATTAGAAAACAAAGATTTTACTCTATATTTTTTCACGCTAGACACCAAAGGCAACCCAACAGCTGGTATTGCTAACATTTACGAACATGTAAAATTACTTAATGAACTTGGTTACAAGGCAGCTATTTTACACGAAAAAAATGATTATAAACTTAGAGGAGACCAAAACGGACAAGGTATTGCTGATTGGTTAGGTGAACTATACGCAGAACTGCCTCATGTTTCTATCGAAAAACAAGAACTTAATATTAGCCCAGCTGATTTTATTATCATCCCTGAGATTTTTTCAAATATCATGGACCAAGTTAAAGGGTTTCCTTGTAAAAAAATCGTATTATCACAAAGTTATGACTATTTGTTAGAATTATTACCGATTGGTAAAAGATGGAATTCTGATTTTGGTTTTAATGATGTAATTACAACATCTGAAAAACAAGCAACTTACCTTAAATCATTATTCCCATCAATTAATACTCATGTTGTCCCAGTTTCAATCCCTAGTTATTTTAAACCTAGCGATAAACCAAAACAACCTATCATTAGTTTATTAACCAGAAATCAAGGAGATGCTGCTAAAATAGCTAAAACTTTTTATCTTCAATACCCAATATATAAATGGGTAACTTTTAAAGAACTTAGAGGTCTTCCTAGAAAACAATTTGCTGCTGAATTAGCAAAATCTTGTTTGGCTGTTTGGGTTGATGACCAATCTGGTTTTGGTACATTTCCAATTGAAGCAATGGAATGTAACACACCAATAATTGGTAAAATTCCAAATCTTATTCCAGAATGGATGGAAGCAAAAGATGAGCAAGGAAACTTAATTATTAAAAATAATGGTGTTTGGACAAATACAACATTGAATCTTGCTGAATTGGTGGCAACATATATGAAATTATGGTTTGAAGATTCAGTACCAACTGAATTAATGAATGGTATAAAAGAAAGCCAAGGACAATATACTGAAACTAAACAAAAAGAAACATTAGAAAATGTTTATACCAAATTGTTTGAAGATAGAAAACAAGAGCTAACTTTAATTTTGTCAAGAATGGAAAATCAATTGACAAGTTTAAATGAACAAACTAACAACTAATTAAAACACAAAAAAAATGAGTAAAAAAAGTAACATATCACTTATTGTACCAGTTCATGAATTGACTGATGATACAAAAACATATTTTCCTAACGCAATTCAAAGCGTAATAGAACAAATAGTAAAACCAGATGAATTAATTATTGTAGTACCTAAAGGTAGTGATGTAGCCGATTATGTTAAATCATTTGAATACGGTGAATTAACATCATCTGTTGTTATTGCTGAAAATGAAGGTAACACTGATTTCGCAACTCAATTTAATTATGGTGTTAGTATTGCAAAATCAGAGTGGGTTTCTTTATTAGAATTTGACGATGAATTAGCTAAAATTTGGTTTAAGAATGTTGTAGAGTACGCAGAAGCATATCCAGAGGTAGGTATTTTTATGCCAATTGTTGTAGATGTTGATGCTAGTAGCCAATTTATTGGTTTTACCAATGAGGCAGTATGGGCTCAAAGTTTTTCTGACGAATTGGGTATATTAGATAACAATGCTCTTTTAGCATATCAAAATTTTAATGTTGATGGTATGGTAATTAAGAAATCTCTTATTGAAGAATTTGGAGGTTTTAAATCAAATGTTAAATTGACATTTATATATGAATTTTTACTTCGTATGACATTTAAAGCGATTAAAACTATGGTCATCCCAAGATTTGGATATAAACATCTTAACCAAAGACCAAATTCTTTGTTTGCATCATATAAAGATACTATGAACCCAAATGAAGCAAAATGGTGGTTGGCTCAAGCTAAAAAAGAATACTACTTCTCTAAAGATAGAAGCATAACATATCTAGAACAAACTGTATAATGACTAAAAGAGGACGCAAAAGAACAAATGAAATGTATTTTGGTCCAGATGAAGAAGAAGCAGTTGTTAAATTTTTAGAATCAACAAACGAAATAGAAAGGAATCGCATTTTTAAAGAGTCGTTAATTAAACCTCTAGATAAAATGATTGAGTCGATAATAAGAAGGTACAAATTGTATAGAAAAGGGTTCACGTTTGAAGAATTACATTCCGATACCGTATCATTTTTGATGACAAAAGTACATAGGTTTGAAAGCGATAAAGGAAAAAAAGCTTATTCATATTTTGGAACAATAAGTAAAAATTATATTTTAGGTCTTTTAATTAAAGATGAGAAATATCTTAAACAAACATCTTCTTATGAAGATATATCATCTGAATTAGAAGAAAGAGAAGATTTAATTTATGAAATTGATGCAGACACCTTTTCAATGGATGAATTCATCACTACAGTTATTTATGAAATTAAAAATGAGTTAGATGATGATAAACACCCACCCAAAAAGAAATTAACAGACAATGAGAAAAAAGTGGGTTATGCTCTAATTGAAATTTTAGAAAATTGGGAATCAGCTTTCCTAGGTATGGACGGTGGTTCAAAATATAATAAAAATTCTGTTTTAGAAACCATGAGAAACTATACCAATCTTTCAACCAAAGATATAAGGTTAGCTATGAAACGATATAAACAACTTTATGACTTTTTAAAACAAACTGGATTATAAAATAGTAAAAAACTATATCTTTAGGTATTTATAGTAAAACATAAATATATGCCACGTAAAAGAAAAACTGACGTAAAAGTAAACAATAATGATTCATTAGAAGGATTAATGCAAGAAACTTATAATGATGCTTGTTTACAAATTAATGACGCTCAAAGAACAATCAATGAGCTATCTACAAGTGCCAACCCAACAGATGTTGATGATTTAACAAAATTGGCTAAAGAAAAATCT